CCTGCTCCTGCCGCGCCGGATGATTCCGCGCAATCAGATGCAGAAACCCCGCCGATGGCTTCGCCTATGTCCACGCCGGAACCCAAGATGGGTAGCCGCGAAGGTGCGATGATTAACATCAGCATGGCAATGGATTTGATCGAACAGGCGCTTCCGGCTCTGGGTAGCGAATCACCTGAAGGCGCAAAGGCTCTGGCAGTCTTGCGTCAAATGTCTGGAATTCTTGGCGGCAAGAAAGAAAAGACCAAGGAATTGCAGAGCGCAGAGATTATGCAGATGCTTCAAAATTTGCCACAGGCCGGTGGTGCAACGCCTGAAGGTAAAGCAATGGCAGCAGCACCCGCTATTCCTGGAATGGCACCTGCTGGAGGCGGTATGCCTATGCCTCCTGGCGGTATGTCACCTGGCGGCGCACCTCAACCTCAATAAATTAAGGAGTTCAATATGGACTTGTTCAAACCTCGTGGCGCGTCGCAACCGCGTCGGCCCACAGATAACAACCAAGAAAATGGTCAGATTCATAATACCCCGCGTTTCTCGCAGTTTGGTGGGCTGTCAGCGCCTAACAAATATAGCAAGAACAAGATGACTCTGGAGAAAACTCCGAGTGGTCAAACGGGCCGTAAAGTTATCTAATTGATAAGGGGATAGATGATGAGCCTAGAAGATTTAAGTTTGGAGGCGCGTGATGAGCTAGCTTTGCTGGCCCGTCAGCTTGCGGAAAATCCTGCTACTCGTAAAGATTTTCTCCGTCTTACCAAGAAGAACCGGCCCGATATGCCGATTCCCGAACTGGAGATTGAGGATGCTTCTACCAAGCATTATGAACGGGCAGAAGCGCGGGTTCAGCAGTTGGAAGCAAAGTTGCGCGAACGCGATGCGATTGAAGAACTTGGCAAACGCCGTAACCGGCTGATGACTAAAGGTTTGATCCAGAACGAATCCGACATTGAAGAAGTGGAAAAGGTCATGCTTGACAAAGGTATTACCAATCACGAAGCCGCTGCGGAATATTGGCAATGGATGAAACAATCCGCTGCTCCGACTCCCACGGGCTACAGTGGCAATACCATGAACAAGTTTGATCTGAGCAAGTATTGGAAAAATCCCGTTACGGCGGCAAGGGATGAAGCATCAAAGGCGCTTACTGAGTTGCGTAAAAACCCGCGACCCATTGGGCTGTAATAAATCAGGGGATATTTAAAACGGAGATAAACCATGCCTATCGGCGGCGGTATTCTTCCAGCATCGGGTAGCACACAATATACCGAGTTGACGTATGTCACACGGCGTGCGTTTATCCCGAAACTGGTTGTCCAGCTTTACAACAGCACACCTCTTATGGCGGCACTGATTGCTAACAGTCAGTCAGCTTCAGGCGGTGTATCCCAGGTCACGGTTCCGGTTCAAGGTTCCCAGTTTGTAAACGCTCAATGGTCTGACTACTCTGGTTCATTCAACCAGCCTTCAGTCCAGCAAGGCGCTTTCAACGCGGAATTTAACCTGAAACTGATGATTGCTCCGGTTCCTTTCCTCGGAATGGAAGGTGCAGTTCAGCAAGATCACGCGGTTATCCCGCTGATTGAAGCGCGTATGAATGACGCCACAAACGTCATGATGGACGCGATGGCTACTGCCCTGTATAACAACACCACTAACAACCAACAGTTTATTGGCCTTCCGGCTTCGATTTCCAATAGCAACCCGACAGCGGGTAACTATGGCAACATCGACCGTTCTACCTATACCTGGTGGCAGTCAAAACAGTACGCTGCTGGTTCGGTTAATCCGACCCGTCAGAACGTGCTGCAATACATCAGCGGCACCGTGAAAAACGGCGCTGAAGTTCCGTCGTTCGGCGTGTGCGGTTTTGGCACCTGGACGCTGCTGGCGCAAGATTATGTCGGTCAAGAGCAATACGTCATTACCCCTGGTTCGGGTTTTGACAGTGATGCAAATGGCCCACAGGCTGCGTTCCGCGCACTGATGGTTGCTGGTGTACCCATTTACCCTGACCCGTATTGCCCAGAAGGTACTCTGTATCTTTTGAATACAAACTACCTGTCGCTGTATATCCACGACCAAGGTTCGTTTGTGTTCACGGGCTTTGAATCCACTCTCCCGAATTGGCAGATTGGTTACGTTGGCGCGGTTTTGATGATTGCCGAACTGGTAAACACCAAACCCAAGTCAATGACCAAGGTCACGGGCTATAACTCACTGTCACTCTAAAGGAGAATAGTCATGGCTCTCGGTCAAGCAAAAATTCTAGTTGCTGGTGCGGTTACTAATACCGCTGGCGCTTATTTCCAAACCACCACCGTCGCTGCTGTTACGTCGGGAAATGGAACGGTTATAACTGCTGGAACTTATCAGATGAACGCTCAAGCTAACGTCAGCATTGTTATGTATGATGGTTCGGCATGGGGAACTCTGATCGGTAACAACACTGGCGGCACTTTCAGTTCTGATGGTACAAACGTGGGCGCGAAAGCAGTCAACGCAAATACCACCGCTACATTGATTACAATCAATGGCGGTCAGAATGTTTCTGGCACATATAACTCTTAAGGGGGTTTCATGTCTAGCGCCGATTCAGTAAGTCAAAAATACCCCGATAGCTTTGGCAACTATGCCATTGCGTCGGTCACTGGCGCTTCGCTTGCAACCTCGGGTAATGCGGTCATTGCCATTCCGATTCTGTCGGGTGGCTTGACCGCTGGTAACGCAGCAAGCACTTCAGGTCAAGTTATTGTTCGTCGTATTACTGTTCAAAACGCAAATGTAGACGTATCTGCTGGCAATATTGCGGTTACGATCTCTAGCACTGGCAACGTAGCCGCTGCTAATGCTGTTGTTGCGAACGTAGTTCTGTCCAACCTTACCACTGGTCAACGGTGGCAGGATTTGACAATTGCCGGTGGTTTTTCGGCAAATACGACTATTAATGGCTTCACCAACCAGTGCTTGTTCGTAAACGTCAACACCGCCGTAACTGGCGGCACCGTTGACATCCGTGTGTATGGCGATACAGTGAGCTTCTAATGATAACCGTAAATGTGATGAATACTTGGGATAAAGATTTTGTTACTGAGTATGGCTGTGAAGATTTGAAATTCCCCGTTGGTAAATCGGTGGAAGTTCCCATCGTAGTAGCTCGTCACATTTTTGGTTATGAGGATAGTGATAAAGAAAAGTATATGGCGCGTCATGGGTGGATCACAACCACTAATGACATACCGGATGGGTTAAAAATTCTAGAGAAATTTAGAATCTCTCCGGTAATGCCTAAAGAAAACCACGCTCTATCCCCCGTGGTTGAGCAAGTACCCTTCCCTCCGAAACGAGGGGGGGGGAAAGTTTTGTCCATGTCGGCATAACATGGGAATCAAATGTCGCAAAATCTTAATGGCTACATTACTGAATGTCGCAGATTGTTGCATGATGCCAATGCAAATTTCTGGTCTAACGACGAACTAACCGATTACATCAACGAGGCAAGGCAACGTCTTGTCCGTGATTCCGGCTGTCTGCGCTCATACCAGACAACCACAGCAAACACCAATCAAGAAGTCTATCAGTTTACCGCCTTCCCACAGGGCGCTAACACGATGGACATTATCAATATTAATTTGATATGGGGAAACACCCGTATCCCGTTACGTTATTTGCCCTGGACGCAGTTCAACGCTGAACTTCGGTTCTGGCAAAACTACGTTGGACGTCCTATTGCTTTTAGCATGTATGGGCCAACCAGTTTCTATATTTCTCCAGTTCCAGATCAGAATTACGCAATGGAACTAGATACGGTCATTCTGCCAACCAATTTAACGCTAGCTGCCCCAGATGATCCCGATCAAATACCTGATCCGTGGACTACGCCGGTTGCTTTTTACGCTTGCTACAAAGCCAAGTTTAAAGAACAGTCGTATGGCGAGGCTGAAATATTTAAACAAGAATACGTGAAACAAGCTCAGTCAGTTCTGGCGACCACCTATACCAGAAGGATGCCTAACCCTTATAGCACTCCTTACTAACATGGCTGCGGCAGAGCAAAAAAAATCTTATCATGTAATTAAGCAATTCAAGGGCGTCAACACTAAGGCGAACAGAACCGCTATCGGTGAGGACGAGTTTTCTTGGATTGAAAACGTGCAACCTATTGGTTTTGCCAACATCAAAGTAGTCAATAACCGTAGCGCCGTGAAAGATTCCGGCAATGCTGCGGTTACATTTGGTAATACCGTCAACCACCTAACTTCTGTAAACCTTACGGGCAAGGATTATCTCCTAGCGTTTGAGGATGACGGACGGGCAGAATACTTTGACCTGACAAACTCTCTAAAAGGTAACGTAGCCGTTGCTGGCACGTTTTCTTCATCTGGAGTGCAAGTTGGTCAGTGGAAAGACGAACGCGCACTGATTCTAGACCCGTCTAAAGGGTATTACACCTGGAATGGCACTAATCTGGTGTCAGTAGGCTCCATAGGCGAGGTTGCGGTCACTAACGGCGGCACAGGCTACACAGCAGTTCCTACCGTTACAATTAGCGCACCTAACGATGCTAACGGTGTTCAAGCCCTTGCTAATGCCACCATCTCAGGGGGTGCGGTTACTAGCATTATTGTGGCTGAAGCCGGAACGGGCTATACCAGTAACGCTACCGTGACTATATCCGGTGGTGGCGGGGCTAATGCTACCGCTGTGGCTGGCATAGTGACGTTTAA